TCTCAGAAAAAGAAAACAGGAGCATACTGTAGAAATAAAGGACATAGATATGAGACAAAAATTGCTCAGGAACTTAGAAATCTTGGATTTACAGATGTAGTTACATCAAGATCTGAGTCTAAGAGTATGGATGATAAAAAAGTGGATTTAGTTGATCGCAGTGGTAAGTTACCATGTTATATACAATTGAAAAATACTGTTAATACACCTCAATATCATGCTATTAAAAAAGAATGTCCTTTAAAAGATAAACCTTTTATTGTAATTTGAAATAAACAAGTTAAGAAAGAAAAAGTATTTGGTTCTGCAGGAGAAGTAGTAATCATGGATAAAGACTTTTTCTATGAACTCTTATCAAAATTAATTAATGGATAGTTGTAGAGTAGTGTTCACCTCTGCTTCTGGACAAAAAATCATTATTGTATTTACATATGATGAAGAGAAGGATGAATTAAATTACGTCCCTCGATTTGAACCTCAAGTTGATGCAAAAACTCAATTAGGTTTGTCTGGAAAGTTATGTGAAATATTTTTAGAAGCATTATCTAGCAAAGATGGAACAACAAAAGATTAGATACGATTTGACTCCACAATATGGAATTGAGGAGGTCAACAAAATTCTTACAAGTAAATTAAGTAAGTACCAAGAAAACGAATGGAAAAGAGGTATGAAGTGGACGGATGTTCTCTCATCTCTTAAAAAACACTTGAATCAGTTCGAACGAGGTATTGATTATACAAACGAGGGACTTTTAGAAATGGCTGAAGTAGCTACTAATGCATTGATATTATGTGAATTTTATCATATATATCCTCAAGGAGATGATAGAGTTATGGCCCCTATCGATAAGCCTATTGTTGGATTAGATCTCGATAATGTAGTATTTGATTTCAATAAAGCTTATGAAGACAAGTTTGGTGTTGCTATGAATCCTTACTGGAATGCAAACTATCAGATGTCTGAACATCTACATGAATTAGAATCAGATAAAGAGTTTTGGATTAATATTCCTGTATTACATAGACCCTCTTTTGAAGTAGACTATTATGTAACTGCAAGAAATATTCCAACTGAATGGATTCAGGAAAGTTTACAGAAGAATGGTTTACCATGTGCTCCTGTAATTACAGTACCTTGGAATGCTGGTAAAGTTGAGGCAATTAAAAGTAGGGGAATTACGATTATGATTGATGATAAGTACGATAACTATAAAGAAATTACTAATGCGGGAATATTCTGTTATTTAATGGATGCTCCTCATAATCAGTATTATCAAGTAGGACATCGTAGAATTTATGATCTTAAAATACCTATTAAGTAATGAACTTAAAGGATAAATTAGAACTGGCCTTACATGAAGCCTATATAAAAGCCTATAAATTAGCTGAACCTTCTGCAGACTTTGATATTTTAGTTGAAAATGCAGAAATTATGTCAGATGGCAAGAAGAACATTCATTTTGAAAACTACTTTTTAGATGATGATATTGCAGAAAATATCTTAAATGAAGTAGCTAAGAAATATAAGTTATCTAAATACATGAAAAGCCAGCTTCATATAGCTTATTATTTAGGTTGTAGTCCAGCGACAAAACGCAAGGAAAATGACAATTAACTTAAATGATATAAAACTTAGTCCAGTCTTAGAAAGTGTATATAGAAGTAAAATAAGTGATGCAGAATATTTCTCAAGCTCTTATTCTAATTATATATCAAATTCTAGATTAAAGTATATAAATCCCGATCAGGGTGGTAGTCCAAGTTTATATAATAAAGGTATAGAAAATAAATCAACTAATTCTTTAGAATTAGGAACAGCTATACATGAATTATTTTTACAACCAGAGTCTTTTAAATTAGGTGATTCATATAATAAGCCTACAGCAAAATTAGGTATGGTAATAGATAGTATTATTAAATATAGAAAACAAGGTTATACTATTAGAGAATCTATTACTAAAAGCTGTATTGATATAGATTATTATAAAAATAATTTAAATGAGAGTAGAATCCAAAATATAATAAAATCTGGATTAAATTATTATCAAAACTGCAAAGATTTAATAGAAGGCGATTTAGTAATTTTAAATGATAAACATCGTACAATTTGCAGTAATTGTTTAGAATCGTTATCTAACAATCCTTCAATAGTAAACTTAGTAAGACCTGAAGGTCTTGAAGCTTATAATGAAGATGCTTTGTTCATAGATATTATTGGCGAATATAA